GGAGGCGATAGCATGAAATTACCAGATTCTGTGGAAAGAGTGAATCGATTATTAAAAGGTGAAAAGGTTGTATGTCCCAAATGCCACAAAGGAGTATACAAACCGGTAGGAGAAGATTATAAAAGCACACACAGTTTTGAGTGCGATCATTGTGGCTCAAGAATCATTTTGAATTGATACCATCTGATGAGAAAAATTGTCAGGTGGTATTTTTGTACCATTTTTTAAGGAGAAAGTCATGAAATTAATTGAATATAGGGGATAAGTCCTGTCAGTGGATGTTCCTGACATCCCCAAGAGTGCTAAAAGGCGCAGCGAAACGCTGGGTCTTATTTTTGTACAAAAAACTCATATTTACAATACAGAATCAGTGAAAGGAAACGGTAAGATTATGAAACTAAAGCTTGTTAAACAGGGGAAATTTTTAGGTACAACATGTGATTTTTATGTAGATGAAGAAGAAAATATCTACATGAGTAGAACACAGATTGGATATGCGCTGCAGTACAAAGCACCAGCAAATGCAATATTACGAATTCACCAAAGACATTATAAACGATTGGATGAGATGTCTGTTGAAGTGAAGGGGTGTCAATTTGTCACCCCTTATCCGAACAAGGATAAGAATTCTCATACATATATGTATTTAGAAAAAGGAATCTATGAAATATGCAGACATTCAAATCAGAAACTTGCAGATGATTTTTATGACTGGGTTTATGAAACTATCTCTTCCATCAAAAAGAATGGTTACTACATAACCTCTGAAAAAGACAGTAAATGGCTTGGCACAAGAGAAGAATCTAAAAAAGCGCGTAGGTATGAAACTGATCAGCTCAAGTTATTTATTGACTATGCTAAGGAACAGGGAAGTAAAAATGCTGACAGGTACTATACAATCTTCACAAAACTGGTAAATAGTAAACTTGGCATTGAGGGTAATCAACGTGATTCAGTATCACAGGAAACATTATTAGAGATTGAAGTTTTGGAAACGCTTGTGAAAAGGAGGGTACAGAAGTTAATGCAGGACAATGTTCCATATAAACAAATTTACCAAGAGGTAAAGAAATTGGTGGAAGAGTTTTAATTTAAGAAAGGAGCAGCGTGACATGAAGACTAAGACATAGAAAGGAACGGTGATCCAGAATCTCCCTTTGAGGCACAGGGTTATGTGTCTTATTTTTATGCCCAGAATGTGCGGTATGGCATTAAACTCTGCATGAGAAAGTCGGCGGACATTAAACGGGAGGAACGATATGCCTAAATTTATGAATATCAAATATGGAATGCCCATGAATCTTCAGTTCTTCGCAGAAGGTGGAGATGGAGGCAGTAATGCAGCAGATGATGCTGGGGATGGTGGCGACCAGGACGGAGAGGAAACTCCAGAAGAAAACGTAGATGATGAGCCACAATATACAGAGGCTGATCTGAATGAAGCGGTTAAGAAAGCGGTAGCTAGAACAATCGCAAAAGAACGCCGAAAAGCAGAAAAAGCAGCGGCGAAAAAACAGGAAACAAAGAATACAGACGAAGATGCTAAGGCTGAGAGTGCAGCAGATGCTGATAAAATGGCAACACTGGAGCTTAAGATTGCATGTTTTAATGCGGATGTTAAGAAAGAGGCGGTAGATGATGTTGCGATTCTGGCAAAAGCTTATATGGACGCAGATGAAGATCTTGATATTGATGAAGCAATTGAAAAGGTCACAAAGAAACACCCGCAGTTTACTAATGCAGCAGATCCTGCTGATAAAAAAGATGAAAAGTCAAGAAAATTCGTGAGAGGCACAAACGGAACTTATAAGCCTGATGCTGTTACAGATGAGAAAGCTTTTCTTGATCAGCGTTATGCGGGGAACCCATATTATAAAAAATAGGAGGAATATAACGTATGGAATACGGAAACATGAATGTAAATGAAAATTACAGCAGAATTGTAGAACCAAACCTGTACTATGACAGTGTTTTGCAGCCGGGAAAGACATTTAACGATGCACATCAGGGAGATGCAAACAGCGGATTAGTTAAGGTTTATAAGATTAAAGCAGATGGAACAACAGATCCAACGACTCCTGCAGGAGATTTTAATCATGAGAACGCAGAGAATGAACTGATCGATGTTCGTTTAAACAATGCACAGAGAAAATCAAAGAAGATCTATAAAGTACAGGCGAACGCAGTACCTTACAATATGGCGGTGGCTCATTTAGAACAGGCAACACAGGATTGTAAGGATGGATGGCAGGCATCCGGTATCGCATGTCTTGTAGATGAAGGAACCGTTCTTGACGATACAGAAGCAATTACAGTTAAAAATATCAAATCCAAGATTATTGCGGCAAGAAAGGTAGCGAGAAAGGGAAAGGCAGTACCGAACGTAGTTATGGCATCAGTAGACGCATATTCTACAATGCTGGAAGCAGCAGGTGACCAGTTTACTCCGGAAACAAATGAAAGAATGACCAGTACCGGACAGGTAGGTTACTGGCTTGGAATGCTCTGGGTAGAATGCAACCAGATTGAATTAGAGGCCGCGAAATATTATAACTATGCCGGAGATCTTAAAACAGTTGATTTATCAAAAGTTGATTTTGTTATGTATGACTGGAGAAGATTCTCGCTTGTCGATAATCTGGAAGAAATCAGAGTCATCGATTCTGAAAATTTTGTCGGTTCTTTGGCACAGGTTGAAATTAATACTGGATACAGAGTTACAACGAAGGAAGCAGTTGTCGTAAAAAAGCACGGCGAGTAGTTAACCTTACCGTTTCCTCCGCAGCGGGCAGCACGGTAGGAACTACAAAGATACAGGGGTGATGGGATATGACAGAATATGTTGATTTCTCGTTTTATAATGAACAGTTCCACGGAACGAAAATAGAAGAGAAGAAATTTCTCCAGGCATCCTTACGGGCAAGCGTCTTTATCAAGTACATCACATTTGGAAGGGTATCAGATTCTTTTGAGTCTGATTACCCGAAATACGTAGATGATATTAAAATGGCCACGTGTGCGGTTGCAGATGTGTTTTATCTATCGGACAAACGAAAACAGCAGCACGATGGCAGAGAAGTTTTATCAGAGCATAATGACGGTTACATCGTATCATTTGCGGATGTCGAGACTACCGGAAATTATTTTGAGGAACAGCAGGCAATGCGGGCGGCTTATCCATATCTGATTCATACAGGATTGTTATATCGAGGGGTGGTTCATCATGATGACGAATGCTGACCTGACGATCTTTAACAAGCGCGGGGTTGATAAGGATGCTGCAAGACCCATTTATTTCCGGACACAGATTACCGGAGTCAGCTTCTATACGGAGCAGAAAACACAGATTACCGATCAAGGCGGTGTTGTATCGGCGGATGTCTATAAGATCCGAATTCCGGAATCTGCGGATACACAAGGTAAGACATACATTGACGCAGATCAGTATAAGATTTTACCTGATGAGGAAGCAAAAAATTACTGGACGATCAACAATGACGATCTATTTGGAAAAGGTCTGTTAGAAGACTTCGAAAAAGAAGCAGCTTTTTTAAAGCAGCAGTACACTGGAAAGGTCCTTTCCTTTTCAGACAATCGCCGTGGCAGCCTACCGCACTGGAGGATTGGGGGTGCTTAAGATGGGGCAAAAGTAAAGATTAAGATGAATTCTGCACAAAAGATTCTACTTAAAAGAGGACTGAATCAAAACGGGAAGGCGCAGCGATTCCTGACTCACAAAATGAGACGAGTCATGGATCCATATGTGCCTTTTTTGAATGGTCCGTTAAAGAATACAGCAGTAGAACACGAAAGTTCAATCGAATATGTACAGCCATATGCACAGAAGCAGTATTACGAGAATAAAGGCAAAGGTCTTAGAGGTGCACAATGGGATAAAAGGGCATGGGCAGACAATGGTGACTCAATCGTGGAATCTGTTGCTGTTTTTGTAGGAGGAAAACCTAAATGAGTGTGATCAAGAGTGTAAGGGCATTTATTAATAAATGTCCTTTTTTAGATGAATTTGATGCCATAGTAGGGGTTGAATATCTTCCGGAAGATGAAAAATCTTTTGTGATCGAGGCATCGATTACGGATAAGCCGATCGTAAAGAAATACCTGAATGGAGATAAGATAAAGCGGTTCAACTTTGTCTTTGCCAGCAGAGAATACTTTGGTGCAGATAATGTAGAGAACATGGACATTGCAAAGTTCTATGAACACTTTTCGGAGTGGCTTGAGCAGTGCGATGAAATTGAGATTTTCCCCGATATGGAAGAAGGGAAAACGGCAACAAGTATACAGGCACTGACTAACGGCTATGTATACGATCAGACAGAAACTAAGGCACAGTACCAGATACAGTGTCAGTTAACATATTTTCAGAAAAGATTATAGGAGGAATGACGAATGGGAGCTGGAGGAATTTTAAAGCGCCACATGCTGGCGGAATATCTTAACACAACGCCAGGGGAAGATTCTGAAACATGGAGTTTAATGGGGACAGGCTTTACTGAGGCGAATGAAGATGTAAACGCACAGACGGACTCTAAGAAATATATTAACAATGCATCCGCGACTGGATCTGTTAAGTCTTATGAATGGGCGAAACCATTTACTACAGACATCATTGAAGCAGAGGAATCGGTTGAATATATTTGTGATATTGGCCGTTTGCTCAAAACCGGTGTAGATGCAGAAACAGAACACATTACAGTACATCTGAACAAGAAAGCAGGTGAGGAAGCAAATACTTATTATGCAAGAAAGATTGGTGTAGCGGTTGCTGTATCATCATTTAGCGATAATGATGGGGAAATGCAGTGTGAAGGTGATTTGTTAGGACGCGGCGATATTGTAAAAGGTACATTCAATACAAAGACAAAAACATTTACACCAACGGAAGATGCCTAAGAGAAAGGGGAATGAGATATGTTTGTTTGGAATAAAGTAAAAATTCCATTTTCCATCCTGGATGTAGAGACAGCAGACAAATTTGATGATCATTCAAAAAAGATGTGGGGCGATCTGCAGGAATTTGAAAAAGGACACACTACGGATGATGGGAAATTAGTAGGTACAAGGGCAATCCTGGAGGAATGCAAAATTGTAAAGCAGTTCTTTGATAACATGTTTGGAGAAGGAACATCAAAGAAAATGTTTGGCAGCAAAAATGATATTTCTGAGTGTGTAAAAGCAGTGAAAAAGTTATATACAATCAGAAATCAGCAGCTTAAAGATCACAGCAAAAAAGTTCTGGAATTGCAGCAGATCGTCACTGCAAAACCTGACTGATGGTTGTAAGAAAGCCTCCAATGTCAATTGATGTTGGAGGTAATACTTATGAGATCAACGCGGATTACCGTGTAATGATTCATTTCGAGACAATGATACAGTCGAAAGAAGTTTCGGAAGACCAGAGGGAATTCGCAGAGCAGATAGTTGCATTTGATGATAAGAAAACGATGGAAGAAGCATGTGTGCTTGCAAAATATCACGAAGCGATGGAGATGTTTTACAAAGAGAATATTCCAGAAAATATCGAAGAGGCATTTGAGAAGATGCTATGGTTTTATTCCTGTGGAAAAGAGGTTCAGGAAAAGACATCAAAGACCAATAAGCGGGTCTATTCATATGATCATGATATGGATTATATCAATGCAGCATTTTTACAGGAATACCGGATTGACTTGATCGACATTGAATTTTATCACTGGTGGAAGTTTGTCAGCCTTTTTACTGCTCTACGGGATGATTGCAAGATCTGCGAAATAATTGGATGGAGAAGCATTGATCTGAAAGATTTGGATAAAGAACAGCGTAAACATGCAAAGAAGATGAAAAAGCTTTATGCATTGCCGGATGATATTCCGGATGAAGACAAAGAATTGAAGAAGAAAATAACAGAGGCATTGCTAAATGGCGGCGATGTAAGTGAGTTTATATAGAGCGGAAAGGCGTAGACCTGAGTTAAATGTATAGGACCAGGACGTCAAATAGGCTAAAACTTTTAGATTTTTATTTGACGAAAGAGGTGAATACATTTGAGCGACGGAAAAGTAGTAATCGAAACAGATCTTGATAATTCTGGAGTGGAATCAGGGTTAAATCAATTAAAAGGGACATTCGTAAAAGCAACGGCGGCATTAGGGATAGGGAAACTGTTCAGTGATGCTGTACAAAGCTGGGCGAGTTTTGAAGCGAAAATGTCTGAGGTTCAGGCGATATCAGGAGCAACCGGAGATCAGTTGACGCAGTTACAGGATACTGCAAAAGCACTTGGAGCTTCTACGAAATTCAGCGCAAGTGAGGCGGCGCAGGGCATGGTTTATATGGGAATGGCCGGCTGGGACAGTCAGCAGATGGTTAAAGGCCTTCCTGGTGTTATGAACCTGGCAGCAGCTAGTGGCGAGGATTTGGCAACAACATCGGATATTGTGACGGATGCAATCACTGCGTTTGGATTAAAAGCTGAAGACTCCAGTCATTTTGCAGATGTACTGGCGGCTGCATCAACAAGTGCAAACACGAATGTTTCCATGATGGGTGAGACATTTAAATATGTAGCCCCATTATG